GGAGATTGAACATGACCATGACCGATAAGATCCGTCGCCTGATCAAGAAGGGCAAGACGGCCAAGGAAATTGCAACGCAACTGAAGACCGAGCCGAACCGTGTGTACACGGTGAAGTGGTTGGATGCGAAGAAGGTAACGCCCGAGCAGAGTTCTGATCCTGATGTGCGAAAGGCCGAAAAGAAGTACATCAAAAAGATAAGCGTCGCATACAAGGCGAAGAAGCCCTCGAAGATCATCAAAGCGGTGCAGGAGATGAAGGCTACGCTCGATGAGTTGGACAAGATTAAAGATAAGCCGACGCAGCAAGAAGTAAAAATTACTCGTAAAGACTTGCTTACAGAACTTCAGCCGGGATTGGATGCGCTGTTTGGTTTGGAACATAAAAAGTATGAAGCCTTTACCCCCGACCTCGTGAACCATCCCCCGCACTACAAATCAGGCGGCATCGAGACCATCGATTTCATCGAGGCAAAGGATTTAAATTACCGCTTGGGCAATGTGGTGAAGTACGTCAGCCGCGCTGGCCGTAAAAATTCTGATCCGATTGAAGACTTAGAGAAGGCCGCTTGGTATCTGCAACGTGAGATCGCTGCGAGGAAGAACGCATGATTAGGTGGTTGCTTGGATTCTTTAAGAGAAGGGATGAGTTTAGAAAGCGGGAGTGGTCGCACGTGCCGCCCCCTGCATGGGGAGCTAAGCGCGGCGGGAGGGAATACTGGTGAGCGACTATCGCGTAAAAATTAATGTATCGAATGCGCGAATTAGACGGGCGATGGAAGCAGCAGGATATACATCCATACAGGCCATGTGCTTAGAACATAAACTGCAACTTGGCGTAGTTTACAAACTAGTCAACATGAAGATGTCACCACTGAGTAATGACGGGAAGTGGAGTAGCACATCACTAAAATTAGCAGACGCTTTGAATGTTCTTCCTGATGATTTGTTTAGCGAACGACAGAAAACTGTCACGCTGAAGACCAACGAAGGACACCGAGACGTAACAGAGTCAGAGTTAGCCGCGATTGCCGCTGAACACGATTGGAACGAGCGGCTTGAAGATATGCGAGAGAACGATGTGATCAATCAGATCGCTTCAGAGCAGACTGAGAAAGTATTAAATGCTGCTTTGGAACATCTGCTTACCCCGAAAGAGATAGAAGTAGTTAAGGCTAGATTTGGTTTTGATGGGGAGATTGTTCAATCTTTAGATAAAGTAGGTGAACGGTTTGGTGTTTCTAAAGAACGTATACGGCAGATAGAAAACAAAGCACTTAGGAAATTACGAAAGCCGTATGTACTTGAGTTCTTTGAAGAAAATATGTGAACACAAAACATAAGCGTAACGAGAGGAATTACTGGTGAATAAATCCATACAAGATATCTTCAAGGAATCGTTGGAGATGTTGGATCAGGACAAGTTTGACGAGTGCGTACCGGGTTTCACGAAGCTCATTGATATGCATCCGATCATCATCGCCTCTTACATCCAGCGTGGCCGAGCGCACTGGGAGATGAAGCGTTGGGACTTGGCACAGGCAGACTTTGAGAAAGCCTTGCACCATGATCCCGATGCCGCCGATGCCAAGTGGACGATGGGTCTGATGGCGATGCAGCGTGGCGACTTTGAGCGTGGGTGGGCGTTGTATGACGAGCGTTGGAATAGTCCATCGTTTGCTTCACCCAAACTCAAAACGCGACTCCCCGAGTGGCGACCATATCGTGCCTATGAGTCTGTACTTGTTTGGTGTGAGCAAGGTATTGGCGATCAGTTGCTGTACAGTAGTTTGCTAAACAAGGTTAAGAGTTGTACGAAGAAAGTTACAGTCATGATCGACATCCGGTTGGCAGGACTACTGCAACGAGCCAACCCAGACATCAAGTTCATTCCGCATAGCGCCAAGGTGCAGAACTCTGAATACGACTCGCAGATTCCGATTGCTAGTATCGGCAGACATTTTATTAAGTCGAGAGAAGACATCATTTCTTCCCGTAGCACGAACTACATCAAGCCAGACCCCGAGCGCATCAAGCAGGTCAAGCAAGAGTTAGGTTTGCAGCCAGATGATTTTGTGATAGGTCTGTCATGGGCTAGTACTGCACCTCGTATAGACAAGCACAAGAGCATCAAGTTGGAAGAGTTGGTGGGGCTGTGGGACATACCGAACGCCAAGATCGTCAACCTTCAATACGGCAAGCCTGATCATGACATCGAGCCGTTTGAAGAAAAGACTGGTAATAAAATTTGGCAGACCACCGTAGGTAACTTCTTTGATCTGGAAGGCGTGGCTGCGGTTATGTCATTGTGCGATGTGGTAGTGTCCGTGAGCAACGCTAACGTGCATATTGCAGGATCGATGGGTAAGCGCACATATGTGCTGGACGCTAACAAACTTTGGTACTGGAACCACAAAGAAGGTCGCCGCAGTTTGTTCTACCCGTCAGTAAGATTATTCCCACGAGACAGTATGGTTGCTCCGTGGGACAAGCAGGTAAAAGAACTTATCGAGGAGATTGAGTATGACTATGGCTACAGATTCCGATGACGATGTGTCCTATCTGGACGTTAAGCCCGAGAACATGATCCCGATCCCGCCGCAGGAAAAAGTCTGGGCGACGATTGGCGACAACTTAGAGTTGGAGTACATCGACTGGGACATGATCGAGAACTTGGCTCATCAGTTTGATCTCTTGCATAAGGCAGGGCAGCAGAAGACTGAGAGTCATGTGATCTGCAAATTATTAGTGTTGGTGCGAGATGACACGAGGAAAAAAGAAAGAGGGTAAGGTCTACACAAGGCTGTCGAGGTTCAACGTGGTTCTGACATTTGAGCAGTACAAGTTTTTGTTAGAGCGCAAGCGTAAGGCACGGGAACTCGACGAGCGGGTGAAGTACAAAGACCTAGTGGAGTTGTGGGGTATTGCTCAATACCACATGGCAGGCGCGGTTCACCGAGGGATAAGACAATATGACGACAGAATCAAAGCCGAAGGTAGAGACGTTGGTGATCGACAACCAATCCCCGCCCGGGTCGTGGAACGACGAAATGAAAGCTGCCCCTTGGGGCTATGGTCAAAGTCAGCAGACGCTCGTCGAGCGATCCTTGCAGAATATACGGAGAGCGGGGCTGTCCAACGAGGCTACAGTCCTTTCGTTAGAGCTTCTTACTTTGAGGAATGAATTGGAATACCAAAGGGGTAAAAACATCAGGTAAAATTGTGCCGTATGAAGATCACTTACGGCCAAGTAGATGCTTCAGATCCGGGGATCAAGCGGCAACTGAAGGTGTTGCAGAAAGCCTGTCTCCCGGCGGATGACCTTTACTTTCCGGAAGATGGGGTGTGGTGGATGGCGTACCACAAGACTGCCCCGGTAGGTTTTAGCTGCCTGTCGCCATCGCAGCAGATGGAGGATGGGATTTATTTAGGACGCTGCGGCGTGCTGAGTGCGTACAGGGGGTACGGTATTCAGCGGCAGATGATCCGGCTACGAGTTCAGTGGGCGAGAAGGCATGGGTATAGATGGGCTGTGTCGGATACGACCGATAACATACCGAGTGCCAACAACCTGATCTCGTGTGGCTTCAGGCTCTACACCCCCAAAGTTTTGTACTCGTTCGCACGAGCGTTGTACTGGCGTAAAAGGTTGTAGGGGGTTCGATGCCGTTCAAGGACGAGGCCGTACGCAAGGCCAAGCAGAAGGTGTACGCACGGAAGTGGTACGAAGGAAACAGACAAGAGGTTATTAAGAAAGCGAGGAAGGGTAGAGATAAAAATAGAATAGAGTGGGTCGCATACAAGTCGAAGCAGCGGTGTAGTCATTGCCGAAAGAAACACCCGGCAATCATTGACTTTCATCATGTGATCAAAGAAGGTAAGCGGTCTGTTAATTACTTGGCTGTGAGGAAAAGAAACATAGCCGAGGCAATCAAAGAGGCAGAAGAGAAGTGCATACCGCTCTGCTCCAACTGCCATCGGATACTACATTGGGATCTAACACGGAAAGCAATACGTAAGAGGAGAAAGAAGTGGATATCGAAGGTGACATCCTAGACCTGATCAGGGAACTGCCTGCACAGATCAACAGCCCTGACGTAAGCGCAGAGTTTAAATTTCTTGTCGCTGGCGCGGTGCTTTGGCGTTGCGCGGACGAGATCAAGTTTCTACGGGCTGAATTGGAAAAGGCAAGGAGTGGGGTACATGGCAAGCGTCGCAAGAATAAGAAGGTGCAAGACCTGCAAGAACGTATTCATCGATCCGGAATCCTTGCGTAAGCACAAAGTTTACGGTGACTGCCGTAGCCACGAGGCTTTGCGAGCAGCAGGGTTTGTCGAGACGGGTAAGGGGTGGAAAAAGGTTATGGTGGTTAACACATGATTTATTCTGGAGCAGCCCCGCTTTTGCGGCACATATACTGTTGGGTAGAACCCAACACGTTCGGTAATACCGATTGGCTACGAGTATCGTGGTTCGGTCTGGTCAGCCATCCCGGTCGCACGTGGGGATGCCATGTGATGCTTGAATGTGGCGCGGTATATCGCAACGTGCCGCTGCATCGACTGTCACACAAAACTTTGGATACGCCGTGGAATCCGTCCGACGCACAGACATGGGACTGTTACGGTCATCAGTTTAGTCTGGTGGAGTATCCGTTCCTTGAGTCCGTGCCAGTGCGCGTTAAGTTACGCTCCAAGGTAGAACTGACTGGTCGCTACGTGTTCACAGCCATCCCTATGCTTGATGGGTTTAGCCTTGAGCCAGAGCAATCAAAAGAGTTCTACTTCATCAAGTTGGACAACGGCAAGTTCACGGCGCAGCCGACTAATCACATCCTCGTGCAGGATAAGTCTTTCGTCACGGCGTCTGAGTGGCCGAAGCTGCAACGACAGACTGAAACATGGAGCGTTGATCCATGAGTTTCGTAACACTTGATTTTGAGACGTACTACTCGAAAGAGTTCAGTCTGACCAAGTTCACGACTGAAGAGTACATCCGTGACAAGCAGTTCGAGGTCATCGGCGTCGCAGTCAAGGTAGATGATGACGAGACTGTATGGTTCAGCGGTACACACGATGAGACAAAGGCTTGGCTAAATCAATTTGATTGGCAGCACTCCGCGCTTCTCTGCCACAACACCCTGTTCGACGGGGCGATCCTCGCATGGGTATTTGATTTAAATCCCGCGTTTTATATGGACACGCTCTGCATGGCGCGGGCGATACATGGCGTAGATGCAGGTGGCTCCCTCGCTGCACTCGTCAAACGATACAACTTGGGGGAGAAAGGGACGGAGGTAGTCAATGCACTGGGTAAGAAAAGGTTGGATTTTGATAGTGGAGATCTTGATCGCTATGCTGGTTATTGCCGCAACGATGTTGATCTTACCTATCGTCTTTTTAATCAACTTGCTACGGGATTCCCGGGAGAAGAGCTTGAGCTAATCGACATGACGCTGCGGATGTTCATTCATCCCACGTTGATGATCGACGATGGACTGTTAGCCGGGCGGTTGGAAGATATCCGAAGAGAGAAGACTGAACTGCTGAACGGATTGAAAGAGACACTGAAAGCGAACGACGAGGAAGAAGTCCGCAAGAAACTCTGCAGCAATCCGCAGTTCGCCAAGGTTCTCAAGGAGTTTGGTGTCGAGCCGCCGACCAAGACAAGTCCTACGACTGGCAAGCAGACCTTTGCCTTTGCCAAGAATGACGAAGGGTTTATCGCACTGCAGGAGCATGAAGATCCTGTGATCCAGCAACTCTGCGCGGTGCGTTTGGGTACTAAATCAACTTTGGAGGAAAGCAGAATTGAACGCTTTATTCGTATTCGTGGTAGGAACCGTGGTCGGTTACCTATTCCGCTCAAGTATTACGGTGCTCATACAGGCCGTTGGTCGGGCATGGACTCCGTCAACCTACAAAACCTTCCATCACGAGATAAGAAAAAGAAGACACTCAAGAATTCGGTGGTCGCTCCGCCCGATCATGTCGTTATCAACAGCGACTCCTCGCAGATTGAAGCCCGAGTCCTCGCGTGGCTAGCCGGGCAAACGGACGTTGTTGAGCAGTTCCGCCGGGGCGAGGATGTGTATTCGATCTTTGCATCGAAGGTCTACGGCAGGCAGATCAGCAAGGCTGACCCCATCGAGCGGTTCGTCGGCAAGACCTGCGTATTGGGATTGGGATATGGGACTGGGGCACTGAAGCTCCGCCACACCCTGAAGACCCAGCCACCCGGGGCTGACCTGACGGAGGAGGAATGCAAGCGCATCGTCAGCGTGTATCGGCAGCAGAACGACAAGATCCCGAAGCTCTGGGAAGAGTGTGACCATGCTTTAAATGCATTGATGCAGGGAGTGCAGCACAGTTTCACTCTGGGTCATGGCGGAGCACTCTGGATCACATCAGACGGTATCGGACTACCGAACCATCTACATATTCGTTACAACAATCTACGAATTGAGAACGGCAAACCGATCTACGACTCACGCAAAGGTCCAGTCAATATTTGGGGCGGAGCAATGGTTGAGAACGTAGTGCAGGCTTTGGCTCGTATCATCGTGGGTCAGCAGATGTTAAAGATCCGGGAAAAATACCGACCCGTATTGACAGTGCATGACGCAGCCGTGATCGTCGTACCAAAAGTTGAAGTAGACGAAGCCCTTGATTTTGTAACTAAAGTTATGTCTACTCCTCCTGATTGGTGTCTTGATTTACCCGTCGCTTGTGAGGCGAAGTGGGGTGAGTCATACGGGAGTTGCGGATGATTAAGTGGAGTTACAGCGGCCTGAAGGACTACACGAACTGCCCTCGGCAGTACTATGAGGTCAAGGTCGCACAGAACTTTATAAAGAAGCCGACCCAGCAAATGCTGTATGGCTCTGCAGTTCACAAGGCTCTGGAAGATTACGTCGGAGAGAGCAAGCCTCTTCAGAAAAACTACGAGCAATACCAACCCATGCTGGATGCTCTGCTGGAGATCGAAGGCGAACGGTTTCCCGAATACCGCATGGCGCTCAACACCGATCTACAGCCCTGTACATTCGGAGCCAAGGACTACTGGGTCAGAGGAATCGTCGATCTTCTGATCGTGGACAACGACACAGCCCACATCGTGGACTACAAGACTGGCAGTGCGAAGTATGCGGATGTGAAGCAGCTACGACTGATGTCACTGATGACATATGCCCACTTCCCGGAGGTTCAGCAGATCAAGGCTGGCCTGTTGTTTGTTGCACACAATACTTTCATCGACGAGACGTATACCCGCGAAGAGTCCGAGAACCTGTGGAAGGATTTCCTTCCCGACCTAGAGCGGCTAAAGTTATCCCACGAAACAAATAAGTGGCCCGAGAACCCGACTCCGTTATGCGGTTGGTGTCCGGTGACTACTTGCCAATTCCAGAAGGTGCGCTAATGCCATACGTCAACAAACCCCGTCCGTACAAGAAAGAGTATCAGCAGCAGAAGGCTCGCAAGGAACATGCCGACCGCATGGAACGACAACGTGCTCGCCGTGCCGTCGACAAGAACGGGAAAGATTTAAATGGTAATGGGAAAGCAGATCGACGGGAGGGCAAGGACATTGCTCACAAGAAAGCCCTGTCGAAAGGTGGCACGAATAAAGACGGCTACACAATTCAGTCCGTTCGTCGCAACCGCTCTTTTAAGCGTACCTCAAGCGGAGCGATGAAGTAGTCCCCACAAGGCATGAGTGTGGAGGACGGGGGGTTCCTACCCACTTCCCCCTAGCGTAGTCACACACGCTTAACCATGTCTGTTAGTGACGGCTCTGCTTTATTGCTTTTCCGGGCTGGGTGCTAACCGACTGGCCCCCGTAAGGGGCTTTTAGTAATGGATACAGTTATGAATATAGTAGACAACACAGCAATTCAGATGACCGTCCCTGCTATCGTAGGGGCACAGATCCTTCAAAACATTCAAAAAAGCCACGCGCTCAAGATCCACTCCGAAGCACACGATGTGCTGATCAATTGGGATTACGACGAAGCGGCTGATCTTGCGATGATGCTGGATGAGTACCAGCCGAACCCGGAGATACCACAGATCCCGTCACCCATGCTACGGGACTACAACTGGCCGGGCATCTTCAAACCGTTCGAACACCAGAAGGTAACGGCCTCATTCTTGAGTCTGCGCCCCCGGGCTTTCTGCTTTAACGAAGCCGGTACGGGTAAGACTTCCGCTGCGATTTGGGCTGCGGACTATCTGATGAATCTTGGGCTAGTCAAGAAAGCCCTAGTCATTTGTCCCCTGTCGATCATGCACTCGGCATGGCAGGCGGACGTATTCAAAACAGCGATGCACCGTACCTGCGGCATAGCACACGGGTCACAGGACAAACGCAAAAAGATTATCCGTGGCGGCTATGACTTTACGGTCATCAATTATGACGGCGTCAACATCATGGTGGACGAAGTGGCTGCCGCTGGATTTGACCTAGTCATCATCGACGAAGCTAACGCCTACAAGTCCACCTCGACACGACGCTGGAAGACGCTAGCAAAACTAATCAAGCCGTCGACCCGACTCTGGATGATGACCGGCACACCAGCCTCGCAGTCCCCTGTCGATGCGTTTGGCTTGGCTCGACTGATTAGTCCATCCCGAGTTCCAAAGTTCACCACCGCATGGCGCGACAAGGTCATGTATCAGGTGACTCGATTTAAATGGATACCGAAACCGACAGCACAAATTGAGGTATTCAACGCCCTGCAGCCTGCTATTCGCTATACGAAGGCAGAGTGCCTTGACCTGCCGGACGTAACGTACCAGACCCGCGAAGTGCCGCTCACAACTCAGGTGCAGGTCTACTATAAAAAGCTCAAGAATCAGATGCTTATCGAGGCGGCTGGGGAACAAGTCAGCGCGGTCAACGCAGCGGCTAGCCTCAACAAACTGCTTCAGATATCGGGCGGTGCCGTATACACCGACAGTCGTGACGTAGTCGAGTTTGATATCTCTCCACGTTTAAATGCGCTATCAGAGGTACTAGACGAAACCGTAAATAAGGTTGTAGTATTTGTCCCCTTCACGCACACTATCACGGTGGTATCGGAGTACTTGGAAAAACAGGGAATTACGAACGAGATTATTCAGGGGTCAGTTAGCGCCACACAACGCGCTAGCATCATTCAAAGGTTCCAGACCTCGGATAAGCCTAGAGTTCTAGTAATCCAGCCCCAAGCAGCATCGCACGGTATTACTTTGACTGCGGCAGATACGGTGGTGTTTTGGTCCCCCGTGATGTCGGTCGAGACGTACTTACAATGTATTGCTCGTATTGATCGTGTTGGACAAAAGAACAGCATGACGGTTGTTCATCTGCAGGGTTCGGAAGTCGAACGCAAGATGTACCAGATGCTGCAGGGCAAGGTGAATAATCACCAGAAGTTAGTTGATCTTTACAAACAGGAGATGGAAAGCAATGAGTGATGTTAATTTGGACGAGTTAGTAAGTGCATTCATCTCGCTTCGTAACGAGCGGGCGAAACTCAAAGATGAGTACGATGAGAAAGACAATGCACTGAAGCAAGACATGGATAAGCTTGAGATGGCGATGCTCGAAGTCTGCAACGGCGTGGGTGCTAGCAGTATCAAGACTTCACATGGCACGGTCATTCGCAAGCTCAACGAACGGTTTTACTGCACCGACTGGGATAACTTTGGCAAGTTCGTGCTGGAGAACGAGGCGGTGGCGTTATTGGAACGTAGGATTCATCAGGGCAACTTCAAGCAATACATATCTGAGAACGAGGCAGATGGGTTGCCGCCCGGTGTTAGCGTGATGCGCGAGTACGGTGTCACGGTGCGTAAGTCGACCTCGGCAGATTAGTAACAATTTAGTTAGGAGTTCAGTCAATGAGTAACGATATTATTTTGAGCATTCAGAGCAGCCTCGCAGGCCGTAAGGTTGACGACGAAACGCTTGCCGTTGCAGGTAAGAGCGTCATCAGCACGAAGGATTACGCGAAGCGCATCTCAATCAAGGGCGGCGTTTTCCGTAAGTACGTTGGCGGTAAGGAAGTGGCGTCGATTGAAGATCGGTCGATGAACATCATCTTTGCAAAGATGGCCCCCACCCCGAGCCGTACGTACTACTCCTCGGCATACAAGGAAGGCGAGAAGACCAGCCCCGGTTGCTGGTCGAGCGACTCGAAGACCCCCGATCCGGAAGTTAAGAATCCGCAAGCCGCCTCCTGCGATGCCTGCCCGTGGAGTGTCCAAGGCAGTGGTAACGGTGGTCGTGGTACGGCCTGCAAACTCTCATGGCGTACGGCAGTTGTTCTGCCGAATGATCCGTCAGGCGATGTGATGCAGTTGGTGCTCCCGGCTACGTCAGCGTTTGCCAAAGAAGAGAATGGTAAGTGGGGCTTCCGTCCGTACTGCCAAGCTCTCGCCAATCGCGGCATCGGTGCTAAGGACGTTGTGACGAAGATGCAGTTCGACACGAAGTTCCCGGTCCCGAAGGTATGGTTCTCGCCGGTCTCCGCACTGGATGATGAAACCGCTGCGATTGTCCAAGCTCAGGGTCAGACCCCGGCAGCAGAGAATGCTGTCAAGCTGAACGTATATCAATCGGACGAGGGTGAAGCCCCTGCTGTTGCCGAGCCGGTATTGCGTAAGGCCGAGAAGACTGAAGCCATCCCGGGAGAGGATGTGTCGGATGTCATCAAGAAGTGGTCAAAGAAGAAGTAAAGGTGCCTCATGCCAAGACCCTACGGTAGTAAGTTTCTCGTCGCGCTGAACAAAGCCAAGGAAGATCGGCTTGGAATCAAGTTGGCAAAGCTTTGCGTCAGCGCAAATATCCCGGCTACATTGGTGGCAAAAGCCCTCAATACGTCATCGACTACGGTCTACAGTTGGTTCCGTGGTCAGGGTATTCGCGAGCATAAACGTAGGGAGGTAGAGGTCTTCATTGACCTATTGACTGCGGACATGAATGAAGGACGCTTGCCAGTCGCGGATCTCGACGAAGCAGTGGACTACATCAGTGACATGATCGGGGAACAAGTCCGATAACCATGTCGTCCTCTTTCAATGGCGGGGGACTTACACCCCGCCTTATTTCTCCCTGCGGTTATGAGAAAACAATTTTACGAAAAAGCATTGCCTGCACAGGGCGTTTACTGTGTCGCCTTAATCAACCCGGAGTCAGGGAGGACCCGGCATGAGTACGCGCATTCGTTGGAGGAATTGTTTGGCGTACTAGATAGGTGTTCGCAGCAGACCGAAAGTAACGTATATGTTACCCCCTGCTCATTTGGTGATGAAGCAAGAACAGCATCAAACGCTGTCTTCTCCAGATCGTTCTTTGTAGACCTCGATGTTAATCACGGTAAGGTTTGCTACACGAGCAAAGAAGAAGCGGCCAGTGCGCTTGACGAATTCCTAGAAGAGTCAGAGCTTCCCCCTCCAGTACGGATCGATTCCGGTGGTGGACTGCAGGCTTACTGGCTATTCGAGGAAGACGTTGCGATTGAAGACTGGAAGGTCTACGCCGCTAAATTTAAACAGTATTGCTCCGACAAGGGGCTGCTGATTGATCCTGCAGTAACAGCAGATGCGGCACGAGTCATGCGCTGCCCGGGGACTTTGAACCTGCGGACGCAAACCCAAGCCGCTGTGCTCAGCAGCGAGATTGACCAGTACGACTTCGGTGCGTTTAAAGAGTTTCTCGATGAGAACGTAGCCGATACCGCGTCGGTCCTCGCAACCCTCAAACCCAAAGGCCCCATCGACGAGGAAACTCGGGCGATTGCCATGCTGGATAACTTTGAGGATTCGTTCGCGTGGCTTGCCAAGAACAGTCTGGCAGGGGCTGGTTGTAACCAGATCAAATACGCTCTGGAGAACGTCGCCACCCTGTCGTATGACCAATGGCTCGATGCCCTGTCGGTAGCCCATCGGTGTTCAGATCGCGCCGAGGCCATCCGCTTAGTGTCGGAAGGTCATCCCGGTTACAAACCTGAAGAGGCAGAATTTAAAGCGAATGAAACCGGCAAGGCATCCGGTCCTCGCACCTGCGCTACATTTGAGAACAACAATCCCGGCGGCTGCGATGGCTGTCCCTTCAAGGGCAAGATCACCTCGCCCATCTACTTGGCGCGAAAGCTCCGGGTACCGACTGCTCCGACAGGCCCGCTACCGCCCCCACTCCCGGTTGCACCTGAAGACGACTCGGTCTGGGGAGAAGGGGACGACCACGATTTACTAATTTTCCCGGAGTATTTAGAGCCGTATACACGCGGTATACACGGCGGGATCTATTACACTCCTCCGGCTAAGGTAGACAAAGAAGGCAAGGTTACTCAAGAACCACCTGTCCAGATCCTTAACCGGGCTGTATATCCGTACAAGCGGATGTTTAGCGCGAGGGACGGCGAGTGTTTCATGATCCGCACCGTGATGCCCCTCGACGGCTACCGTGAGTTTTTATTGCCGGTCGATAACGTCTACTCGCAGGACTTGCTGTCAAAGGCTCTTGTGCAGAGCGGCGCGACGTACGATCCGGACAAAATTAAGCAGGTCATGAAGTACTTCATACGATGGTCAGAGTACCTATCGTCAACAGTCAGGGCGGAGCAAATGCGGATGCAAATGGGATGGACTGAGAACTTTGACGCATTCATCGTCGGTAACACCGAGATCAGGAGTACTGGGGAAGCTGTTAAGGCAGCCTCGTCACCGCTGGTTCGGGCCGTCGCGAAGCATTTAAAGACCGAGGGTAGCCC